AGAGCACCTTTCTTTGTATTAAGAAATTCGCGGAGTGTTATAGGGCCATTAAAATGTGGTTTTAATTTGTCCGCGAGCTCATCAAGGATGCTATTAATGATTGAGATGTCGGCAGTAAAATGATTATCGGTCTCTTTAAGATATCTATTAGAGAGTCCGACAACATCATTATGGCAACAATTTCTCATTATGTATGTATCAATACGATCAACAGATGGATTGTCATAAAGTACTGGATACTTCTTATCGCTACATATCTTCTCAGTAAATTCAGATGATAATGTAGCATGTTTCCAAGACGCCTGTGGTAAAAGTGGGGTATTGTGCTGACAAAGAGAATCGATCGTCTTTACAATGCGCACATTATTTTTGTGGACGACCGAAGGGGAGGTTGCATCTAAAAAGGGTGATTTAACCTAGCAAACGGCGTATGGTCACCAAGCCATTTGTTAAGTCGCACCAGTCTCTTGCGTCGATCAAGCTCTTGTTCTTCCAGAGCCAATAAGAATGCATTAGATTTCTCATCAGACGCCTTCTGCACTGTGGCAAAGTTGATGTTGACTTGTTCTCCAGTCAATGAAGAAAATGGAGTCTTCTTGACATCTTGCCAATATTTACATGCTAATTTATGCATGTGATCAACCACCTGTGTCCTATTGTCGTACTTGGGGAATTTCTGCATACGCAGATATGAGTACAACTCCTCATCGATGCAATGAGTTGGGACAGTAAGACTATCATTAAAACGTTGTTGTTTTCTAACGGTGAGTTGGCCTATATTTAAATTTTGATGTTCAGCAAAGTTAAACCTAGATTTAGATTTTGCGAACAAAACTCGGTTATACCACTTGGCCTTTCTCTCAATAATGGTCTCATGGGGATGTGCAGGTACAGACTTACCACTACCATTTGCACACTTAATAGTAGGTGCATCAGATGGTGTGGTAGGATTATTGTTGGGACTCGCATTTTGTCGTTTAGCGACAGGAAGACCACTAATGTCAGCTGCAATTATCTTGCTAGGTGTTGGAGCAATAGCACAAAATGTTGGTTGTTCAACTTTGGCAAATTGTATGACATTAATTGGTCGTTTAAAAGATGTGGCCTTGCTAGGTATTATTGCAGGCACGTCTTCAGCGTATAGTTTATGTTTTGGTATTAATTTATCAAGTCTGTATTTTAATGCAATGTCATCAACGGGTGGGGTATGTTCACTAAACCAATCCATTAA